TCCCAAGGATTTTAAAAAGCTAGTTGAGAAAGACAGACAACTAGCCGAATATCTTTGTATGAACTACGAGAACTTGGACAGTGAAGACCTAGGCGCATTTCTTGAAACGGTGGAGCAGGGAATCAGTTGGATTCTGGATCTTATCGAAAGTAAAGACTTGCTTTATAAACCAAAGTCAGGTAGTAATCATGCAAAAAGAAAATAAAAAAATCACTTGCTCAAATTTTGACCAAGGAGAGCAAGCGACAGGATAAAAGGTATACGTTTTTTAACGTACCTTGATTATAGCATGAAAATGCTACTGAAGCAATAACTAATAGCAGGCAAGCAATTAGAAAAGGTTTTGAAATCAAGCGCTGACAGGGTGATTCTAAGGCCTTGTTTAGCTGAAAGATGGGTAATTACTCACGAAACACCACTACAAGCGTTCGCCAACTTGGGGCAATCGCCCAGCGTTTGGAGTGGTGATAATTAAGTATAGGAAAAGGCATGAAAAAAGGAAAATAGACTATGACAGACACAACATACGATATTATCGCTAAAAGCTTGGATAGAATTAGTATGGAATTACACCAAGCAGACGAAAACAATGATTTTTTGAGAATAGGGCTCTTATCAGGACAATTAAAAGCTATCAAAGAAAACTTACATCGTTTACTTTGGATTGAACTTCCTGAATTGAATGAAAGTCATAAAATCGAAGTCATTTCTAAAAGCACTACTGGAATGTTTTTCCACCCTGGTATTTTTGAAATAGATGCTATGCGACAAGCTTTCTTTAAACGGCAAGCTAAGCACTTTTTTGACAACAAAGCAGAGCAACAGGCGTATATAGAACATGCTGAAAAGGAGTATTTAGAGGCTACTATAACCTTAAAAGAAATTCTTTTTAACTCTAAAAATGGAACTCAAAAAGTAAATAAAGGTTGTCTTATAGAGAAGTTTGAGGAGGCAATGCAATGACTCTAGACCTAGATAACATGACACGATCAGAATTTGATAAGCTAATGACTAAAATCAAGGATAGAAATCCGAACCTCTTTCAGTTCATCATTGACTTTTTAGATGATAAAGTAACTCCAGAAGAGGTGTACGACTTTCTGAAGATGGAGCACAGCTATCAAGTGAATTATATCAAGAATTACCAAGCGAGGGCATAGCATGAATGAACTAGATTTAAGCAATACACAGGCGCTTATTTTTACCGTGATTTTGATTGGCTTTCTAATTTATCTAAACCATCTAGACCGCAAAAAGAGCGCCCAACTGGAGCGAGAAAACAGGAAACTGGGAGAAAGACCCCGTGAGAGTTTAAGCCCTGACTATGGGCGATATATCCAACTTGCAAGCATTAAGCCGTGGAGGTGATGATATGTTTGAAAGAATGATTGAAGAAATTCAAATAAAAATATTAGAAGCCTTAGAACGTTACCTGAAAAGTCATGAGAAAATACCTCCCCGAATCATTGGGCTGATTTCCGCAAAACGAGTACAAGAAGAGTTAGATATAAAATACCTGACCTTGCAAAAATGGGAAAGAATGGGCTTGAAGCGTTATCAGCCCCCGGGAGACGATAGCAGAAAAGTTTATTATAAAGTGGACGACATTTATAAGTTTATGGGGGTATATGATGGCAAAAACTAAAGTATATTTTTGGTTAAAAGTTGATAAGAAGTTTTTTGATAATCTTTTTATTAAACGACTGAAAAATATGCCTGGTGGCTACACTATGACAGTGATTTATATCCGTCTTATGTTGGAAAGTTTAGAAGATGATTGTATTTTGTACTATGAAGGCTATTTTGATAGTTTGGTACAGGAATTAGCTTTAAAACTAGATGTTTCTAAAGATGATATCAATATGACGGTTGCATATTTTACAAAATGCGGACTGATTCAGATAGACGATGATGGACACGCTACATTATCGCAAGCAAAAGCTATGGTAGAAAGTGAAACAAACTGGGCAAAGTATAAACGTGAACAGCGTAAACAAGCCCAAAATATGGTAAGGTTGGAGAGTGTCCAAGATAGTGGGACAGTTTCCAACTCATGTCCAACAGAGATAGAGAAAGAGAATAGAGTTAATAGTAAGAGTAATAATTTATATTTAGATAATATATTGTCGGGAAATCCCGACTTCACTTTTCCTACTTGGCTTCAAGAAACAGCTATAAAAGATTTAGAGAAAACAAAACATAAAGAACTTTGGATTCCTATTGCTTATCTGAATCAAGTAGCTAATAAGCGGTATAAGTTTGTTGATAAGACAAAAAGGCTTTTACTAGCACGATTCAAAGAAGGCTATACACTTGAAGATTTTAAGCAGGTGATAGATATTAAAACGGCAGAATGGAAGGATAGTCCTGAATTTTCTAAATACCTTAGACCAGAAACACTTTTCGGATCTAAGTTTGACGGTTATTTGAATCAAAAGCCTAAAACCATAAAAGGGAAGTCTGAGGATAACTTCCCAGACCTACCATTTTAGGAGTTGCAAAGATGAAGGAACAATTTAAAGAGTTCAATAACAAAAAAATATCGGATAAAGTTTGTGATATTCACCAGGTAAATTACTGGGAAATTTCTATACCTGTAGTAGGGAGTTCAGAAAGAAAAATACAACCATTTTGTCCAGAGTGTGTGAAGGGGGAGATTAAACAAAAAGAGAAAGACCTATTACAGCAGTTTGATGATAGACAAACGTATTTTAAAACTTATGATGTATTAATGCGTGATAGTACAATTCCTAAAGAGTTAAAGGGAGCGACATTTGATAATTTCTTTGTTAAGACGACAGAGGAGCGTCAGATGTTAGAGTTTGTAAAGGGGCAAGCACAGAAGTACCTTGCAGGTATGACAGGAAATACTTTAATCAGCGGTAGCACAGGAATAGGAAAAAGTCATTTATCGCTTGCCCTGGCCAAAGAAATCAATGAGAGTTTCAGAGAGAAGAACGATCCTAAGAGTGTCTTATTTGTCAGCTTAACCGAGATTATCAAGCAGATAAAAGAAGGCTGGGCTTATGGAAGAAATGCAAACTTAACAGAGTATGAGGCAGTTAAAAAGCTAGTTGATGCTGATTTTCTAATCATTGATGATCTTGGGGCAAAAAATGGGACAATCACTCCTAAGAGCGACTGGGAACAGGATTTCTTGTTTGATATTATCAATAATCGAGAAACTACGATTTTCAACACGAATCTAGATAGCAGTGAACTGCGAACGGTTTACAATGCTAGAAACTCAAGTAGAATTTTGAAAGGTTTAGAGGGGAACACTTTTAAGGCTTTCACAATCAAAGATAAGCGATATACGATTAACACAGTGAGAGGAAAGAAAGGTTAATAGATATGGATGAAATGAAATTTTCAACAGAAAAAGGCTTTATTGTCTACGAAAAATGTGGTATAATAGAGATAGAAAAAGTTCCAAGATTTGGAGAGATAACTTTAGTCTACTCAGATGGGAAATTTACTCATCTAGTCAAAAAAGAAACTAAAAAATAAGTCTATTGAGAACAACTCAGGGGCATACCGTAAGCATATAATGCTAGTGGTATGTCCCTTTTTGTTTGAATAGAAAGGGGGTGAGTATTATGGCAAGAGATACTTCTTTAGGGTATATAGTAGCCAATAAGTTTTCTATGGATCCAGATAAAAGACAGAAAATATTTTCTCAGTGTAAAAAAGAAGATAATAGCTTAGAACAACGGAAACAAGAAATACTAGAAAAATATGCTGACAAAAATAAAGAATCAACAGCTAGAAAAAATGATTTTAAAAGCTCGTAGAGTTCTAAAAGAAAAGCTAAGAGCTAAGAACTTTAGAAAAAATTATAAACAACGAGGAGCAATAAAGAGATAAAGGAGTATAAAATGGCTAAAAAATTTAGTTTGGTAGAAAAGTATGTAAGAAGTAGAGGAATGAGTATTGATGATGAAAAATCAAAAACAGGTTTAATATTATCACAAGATATAACAAGTATCTATGACGTTCCTGAAGAAGGAAAAGAATTAGTGGATCTTGTTAATGTGATTGAGCACACGGGTACTGGTGGAACATATGAAACTGTAGGTTTTGACGATGAACATCTATCAGAACTTGAATCAGAAGAGTTTAGAGATAGTAAAAGTGTAGAACTTAGAAAAAAACAGATTAGAACCAAGTTTGAACACAAGACATTTTCAGGCCGTATTGCCTTATCGTCTGAACAAGTTGATGATGGAGAATATAATATATCAGACTTCTTAAGTAACAAAATTACCCGTCTTTGTCGTAAAACACGTAATATTGAAATTGGAAAAATTCTAAAAGAAGCACCTGAAAAAAATGTTTCTAATTTTGACGAATTGAAAGACACCATAAACGATTTGAATCCTGAACGTCATAATACTCTTGTATTAAGTCAGTCACTATTTAAGTTTTTAGATAAAGAGAAA